CACAAGGACGGGGACTGGCAAAACAACTCGCTCACCAACTTGGAAAGGCTCTGCCGGAGTTGCCATCTGCGAGTGCATCGCAGCAACCCTCAATGGCAGTCAGACGCCTTACGCCCAAGGAATGCGAAAGATTGATGGGCTTCCCCGACGACTACACCGCGATCCCGTGGCGCAAGAAGGGCGCGGATGAGTGCCCAGACGGCCCGCGATACAAGGCGCTCGGTAATTCAATGGCCGTTCCGGTCATGGCATGGATCGGGCAGCGCATCGCCGCAGTCGCGGAGCAGGCAGGCAGCCAGCCAGTCGCTTTGGAGGCCGCTTGATGGGCGCCACGCAGCAGACCGCGCACCGCTACCTGTTCGAGGGGCAGCAGCTCACCGCCCCCGAGGTGAAACGCCGCTACGAGGTCGTTTACGACACCGACGGCATCCGCGCCGCCCTGCGCGAGGGCGTGACCACGCTGGAAGGCCTGGTCGCCCGCATGGAGGCCCGCGCGGCGATCGGCTACGCCAAGAAATGCGCGCCAGCCCGGCGCGCGAACTGGCACAACCGCACGGGGAAGCGCGCATGAGCACCGAAGGTATCTACCGCCAGGCCCGCGACTACGGGATGCGGCTGCGCAACAGCGGCCCGAGCCGGGTGAAGCTCGAACAGTCCATGCGCCACGGCAGCGACTCCAACACCCGGCTCCACAACGACGGGCTGCGCGACGGGTGGGAGCGCCGCGACGAGGAACTGCGGCAGGCGAAGGAATGGCGCAAGTGAACCAACAACCGCACCAACAACCCAACCAGGAGAACCCAATGTACGCACAATGCGCCACGCAATCCCTCTACGGCAACGGCTACCTCGCAGGCATCAAGCGCGACGCGGACGTATGCGCCCCCGACAAAGCTGCCGAGACCGAGGCAACCGTGATAGGCGGGCTGGCCCTGGCACAGCGAGAAATCGCCGCGCTGCATGATGAAATCGACATGCTGCGCGAGGTGCTGGCGGATGTTCTTCGGGAGCCACCCACGGTTCAGGGTGTCGAAATCGGAACCGGGGATGTCGGGCGCCTCCCGCCGCTCGTTGAAGGCATGGCCGATCTCGGCTGCCGGATGGTGCAAGCCCGGTGGCGGCTGGCTTCGCTTCGCCTCGCGCTGGCGATCCGCTGACGCATGGCCACGCCGCGCCGCTTCGCCAAGGGTCGAGTCCGCCCCAAAACCGGGATGAACAAGACCGAGGCCGCCTACGAGGGCCACCTGGCGCTGCGCAAGGCGGCGGGGGAGGTGCAGTGGTTCGCCTTCGAGGCCGTGAAGCTGCGGCTCGCCGACAAGACGTTCTACACCCCTGACTTCGTGGTGATGCTCGCCGACGACGTGATCGAGCTGCACGAGGTCAAGGGGTACTGGGAGGACGACGCGCGCGTGAAGATCAAGGTCGCCGCGTCGCTCTACCCGTTCCAGTTCCGGGCCATCAAGGCAGGGAAGGGCGGGCAATGGTCAGTGGAGGATTTCTGATGCATCCGCACACTTCGCGCGATCGCGCAGGGGAAACGCCATGAAGGCAGTCGAGAAGCTGGCCCGGCTCAACCCGGCGAACGTGAAGTTCGACACGGGCCGCGGTGGGCTTCCAGACCTGACGCCGCAGGACATCGCGGCGGCGGTGGCGTTCGTTCCCGCAGGGCTTGGCCGCGAGCTTCTGCTGGTGATTGGCTGGCCTGACGGGGGCCGAATCCATGAGGTGATGCGAATGGCAACCGAACTGGCCTGTGCCGAATTGAATCGGCAACACGAGGCGGCAACCCTGGCGGGGATCCGCCATTCACTGGCCCAGTGGGAGGCCGCGGGGCACCGGCGGCGCGTCGAGCCTGCACCGGAGCCGGGGATCCGTTGGCCCCGCAACGCCACCGAGAGGCTGCCCGCGATCATCGCCGGGTGCATCCGTGAACTGGGCGGGCCGAACCTGTGCGCGACCTGCGGCGGGCACGGGCAGCGCATGTTCGACGCCCTGCTAGTGTCCTGCCCCGCGTGCGGTGGGTCCGGTCGGGTGCCCGTCAGCGACCGCGCACGGGCCGACCTGATCGGGGTTGACGAGGCGGCATACCGGCGCAACGGGTGGCGCGACGTGTACGCCTGGATGCACTCACGCATGGGCGAGGCCTTCACTCAGGCCGCCCGCCGATTGGAGGAATCCCTGCGGACTTGAACATCCGCACGAACAGCCACTAGATTGCCACAAGCGCGCGTGCCCCTGAAAAGGCGCGCGCTTTTCGTTTGCGGGCCTTGAACGCCCGCGCATCCCTTGCCCGCCGCCTGCCTCCACTCCCGGATCATCCCAGCAGGGTCGAGACGCGGGCACCTATTCGGACGCTGCCATGTACCCCACAACCCAGCAGCTTGTGGGCCTTGGGGCTTCGCAAGCCGACGCGGAACGCTACGCCGACCACCTGGCCGATGCCTGCATCCACTACCGGATCACGGCACCCGCGACGCTGGCCCCGTTCCTCGCGCAGGTGTTCCACGAGTCGGGCCGGTTGCGGTATGCCCGCGAACTGTGGGGGCCGACGCCCGCGCAGTCCCGGTATGAGGGCCGCAAGGATCTCGGCAACCTGCACGCCGGGGACGGCAGGCGGTACATGGGCCGCGGGCTGATCCAGGTCACGGGCCGGAGCAACTACCGGCTGATGCGGGACTACCTGCGGCGCGACATGCCCGCCGTGCCTGACTTCGTGCTCCTGCCGGAGCAGTTGGAGCGCCCGGTGTGGGCGGCCTACAGCGCCGCGGCCTTCTGGGACATGCACGGGCTGAGTTCGCTGGCCATCGCCGGGGACTTCGACGGGATCACCCGCAGGATCAACGGCGGGCAGAACGGGCGGGATGACCGCCTGGCGCTGCTGGCACAAGCGCGGAAGGTGCTGGCGTGATGGATTCGATGGTGACCTGTAAGGCCGTGGCCGCCGGTGCGGGGACCGCGGTCGCGCTCGAATGCGGGCAGGTGTTTCTCGGCATCCCGCGCGAGGTGCTGTATGCCGCGATGGCTGGCGCGTGCGCCGGGCTCGCGCAGCGCCCCCGCGGCGACTGGGAAGGGTTCCTCGCCCCGTCGAAGTTCGGGCGCACTTACGTACTGGTGGCCGCCCGTGGCGGCTGGCTGGCCTTCACGCTGGCCGCGAACGCGCTCATCTGCGCGTGGATCGCCCAGCTTCTCCAATACCTCCCGCTCGCCAATGGCGTCGCCCAGGCGTTGCCGATGGGCGTGGCGGGCGTTCTCGGATGGATGTCACAGCGGATGCTCCCCGCCCTGACCGATGCCGTGTCCGACGGCATCAGGACGTGGGTCAACCGCAAGGCAGGCGGGCAATGATTACCTTCACCCACGTGGGCCTGTGCTTCGTTGGCCTGGTGCTCTCTCTGGTCCGGCTGCGCATCGTGGCCCGCCCCTTCCCGAGCATGCGCTGCAGGTTCCGCTGGTGGGTCTGGGTGCTGGCCAAGACGCTGTTCGCCTGCGGGTTCTTCGCCGGGATGATCTCGCCCCTGTACGGCAGCGACGAGCCGACCACGGCGGCGTGGTTCATCCGCGTTGGGCTGGTGATCTTCCTCCTGCTCCGCATCCGCATCGAACCGGAGTTCGACAAATGACGTGGGCACTGATCGTTCGGTGGATCATCAAGAACTGGCGCATGGTGCTCTGGCTCGGCTTCGCCGGGCTGTTTGCCATGCTGTCGCTGTACGCCCAGGCCGAGCACCGCAAGGTCATCATCATCACCAACGCCCGCGCCTCGGACCTGGCCGCGTGGAACGTGAAGGCGAACGGGTACAAGCAGGCCATCATCCAGCGGGATGCGGTGATCGCCAGCTACCAGGAGCAGGAAGCCCAGTACGTCGCCGCGACCAAGGCCAACCGTGACGCGCTGGCCAAGGCGCAGGCCGATTCCGCAAGCGCGCAGGCCGAGTTCCAGCGGTTGCAGGCCATCGCGGACAAGTCCAACGCCGGGTGGAGCAAGGCCTACAGCCAGCGCCCGGATAGCTGCCATGCCGCCCTGGCCGCCCTGGCCACGGCCTGCCCGACCATCAAGGAATATTGACCCATGCGGACGCTCGCCATTGCCGGATGCGTGCTGCTGGTCGCCGGATGCGTCAAGGACACGATCAAGGCCGCACCGCCCAAGGCCGCGCAGGTGGTCGAGGTGCAGGTTCCGACCTACGTCATCATCCCCGCCGAACTGCGGAAGCGGTGCGACTGGCCCAAGGCCGCGCCCCTGTCCAACGTGATCGAGGTCGCCCACGCGCGCCGCGTCTGCATTGAGCAGTACGAGCGCCAGTTCGACGCGATCGACGTGATCCAGGGGAAGGCGGCGCCCTGATGCCGGCCAGCAAGCTCAAGCCGGAGACGGTCACCGCGATCTGCGCGCGGCTCGAGGAGGGCGACACCCTCGTCGGCATCTGCAAGGACATGGGACTCGGGCGCCGCACGGTCTACGACTGGATGGGCCGCGATCCTGCGGTAGCCGAGCAGATCCGCGCCGCGGAACGACTGGGGGAGGAGGCGATCGAGGCCAGCCTGCTCGAGATCGCTGACGACGGCCGCAATGACTGGATGGAGAAGCAGGACGGGACGGTCATCCTCAACGGCGAGAACGTGCAGCGGTCCAAGCTGCGCATCTGGACGCGGATGAAGCTGCTGGCCATCAAGAACCCCGACAAGTACGGGGAGAAGCAGACCGTGAAGCATGACGTGACGGGGAACCTCGCCGAGCAGATTCGGGAACGCCGTGAGCGCGCTCAACGCCGCGACGACTGACCTGCTGGACGACATCGTGGGCTTCACGCACGACCCGGAAGGGTTCGCGCTGTATGCCTTCGGTTGGGGGCAGGGGGAGCTGGGGAAGTTCAAGGGGCCGCGCAAGTGGCAGACCGAGATCAATCGCCATATCGGCGCCTGGCTCGGCAACCCCGACACCCGGCACCAACCCTGCAGGATCGCGGTGGCGAGCGGCCACGGCATCGGCAAGTCGGCGCAGATCGGCATGCTCATCAACTGGGCGCTGTCGACCTGCGAGGACTGCCGCGTGGTGGTCACGGCCAATACCGAGACCCAGCTCCGCAACAAGACGTGGCCGGAAGTGTCGAAGTGGCACCGCCTGAGCTTCGTCCGCGACTGGTTCGTGCCGACCGCGACGGCGATCTACTCCGTCACGGATGGGCATGACAAGTCGTGGCGGGCGGATTCGGTCACATGGTCGAAGGAGAACACCGAGGCCTTCGCCGGCCTGCACAACGTCGGCAAGCGGATCGTGGTGATCTTCGACGAGGCCTCGGCGATCGACGACCGCGTGTGGGACGTGACCGAGGGCGCCCTCACGGACGAGGACACGGAGATCATCTGGATCGCGTTCGGGAACCCGACGCGCGCCACCGGCCGGTTCCGCGAGTGTTTCCGGGCGCACCGGCACCTCTGGCACCAGGTGCAGATCGACAGCCGCACGGTCGAGGGGACCAACAAGACGCAGATTCAGGAGTGGGTCGACACCTACGGCGAGGACTCGGATTTCGTGAAGGTCCGCGTGCGCGGCATCTTCCCGAACCTGTCGATGCGCCAATACATCGGCGAGGAGGACGTGGACGCGGCCTTCGGCAAGCACCTGCGGCCGGAGCAATACAACTTCGCGCCGGTCATCCTCACCTGCGACCCCGCATGGGAGGGCGACGACGCGCTGGTCATCGCCAAGCGGCAAGGTCTCGCGTTCTCGGTCCTGCAGGTCATGGCCAAGAACGACAACGACGTGCACGTGGCGAACATCCTGGCGCGGTACGAGACCGAGCACGGCGCCGATGCGGTGTTCATCGACATGGGCTATGGCACCGGCATCGCCTCGGCCGGGCAGACCATGGGCCGGTCCTGGCAACTGGTGAGCTTCGCCGGCAAGTCGACCGATCCGGGCTGCCTCAACAAGCGCGCGGAAATGTGGAAGGAAATGCGCGACTGGCTCAAGCAGGGCGGGGCGATCCCTGCCGACCCGGAGCTGCGCGACGAGATCATGGGGCCGGAGACGGTCCCGCGGCTGGATGGAAAGGTCCAGCTCGAAAGCAAGGCCGATATGAAGAAGCGCGGGCTGCGATCGCCGAACAAGGCGGACGCGCTGGCGCTGAGTTTTGCGTACCCGGTCGTCAAGGCCGGGATCAACCACAACCGCCGGGCCCACGGGGCCACCCACAACGCGAGGGCTTGAAAATGATGCGTGAAGAAACCTGGCTGACGTGCAGTTTCGCCGCCACGATTGCCTACGGATTGCTGGCCATCGCCTGCCTGCTCATCGCCGGCGTGGCGCTCCACTCAAGGGTGGCCATTTGCGCCGCCCTGCTGGCTGCTGCCAGTGCCTACCTGTGCCAGCTCTTGGCCACCACGCGCTTCTCGAAGTTCGCGCTGGCCCTGCAACTGGTTTCCATCTGGTCATTCATCGGCGGCATGTGGGCCGTCATCGGAGCCTGACGATGTGCACCGCTTCCCGACCCAAGCTACCGCCCGAAAGTGCGCCGCCGCCGATGATCGTCCCCGAGGCCGTGAGCGAGGAGACGCAGAAGAAGCGCCGCGATGCGTCGCGGCGCCTGCAGGCATCCGAGGGCCAGCAGTCGACGGTCATGGTCCCGGCGAATACGGGCCCGGTGACCGGGCAGCAGAAGTCGTTGCTGGGCGCCTGACATGGCAGCAGACGGCCTGAAAATCCGCGACGAGTCGCTGCGCAAGCGGTTCGAGCGGCGCGTGCAGTCCATGGAGGCCCGGCGCCAGCCGCTCAATGCGCTGTACCGCGACCTGGCCGACAACTTCGCGCCGATGCGCGGCCGGATCAACGACGAGAAGCAGGAAGCCCTCGTCCATCGCCACAAGAGCATCTACAACCCGACCCCCAAGCTGGTCGTGCGCACCCTGTCCTCGGGCCTGCATGCCGGCCTGTCCAGCCCATCGCGGCCGTGGTTCCGCCTGCTGGTGCCGGATCAGGACATGGTGGAGCCCGGCCCGGTCAAGGACTGGATCGACACCATCGAGCGCCGCATGCGCCGGATCTTCGCCAAGTCGAACGTCTACCAGGTGCTCCCGTCCATGTATGCCGAGTGGGGCCTGTTCGGCACCACCGCGGGCCTTGTGTTCGAGGACGACGATCGGGTGATCCGGCTGGAATCCAACACCACCGGCCAGTTCTGGATCGCGGAAAACCGCTTCGGCATCGTCGACACGCTGCACCGCCGGCGCCGGATGACGGCCCGGCAACTGCTCGCCGAGTTCGGGGCCGCCTCGCTGCCGCGCTCGGTGCGCAACGCGATCGAGAACGGTCGCATCGAGGAAGTGTTCACCGTCTACCACCTGGTCACGCCGGCCGAGGATCGGCATGGCCGCTTCACGTCGGCCTACTGGATCCCCGGCGACGATCGCCGCGACGAGCTGATCGCCGAGCGCAGCTTCGACTATGACCCGCTGCTGGCCGCGCGCTGGGAGCTGGTGCCGGGCGATGTCTACGGCACCGACTGCCCGGGCATGATGGCCCTGCCTGCCGCCCGCGAGCTGCAGAAGGTCGAGGTGAACATCTCGAACATCAACGAGAAGAACGAGAACCCGCCGCTGCAGGCACCGGTCTCGCTCGCAAACTCGGGCGTGTTCGTGGCGCCGGGCGATGTGACCTATGTGTCAGAAGTGGGCGAGGGCATCCGTTCGATCTACGGCCAGAAGTTCGACTCCCAAGGCTCCCACGAGTCCCGACAACTGCGCGAGCGCGAGCTGAAAGAGACGTTCTACTACGACCTATTCCTCATGCTCACCCAGGACGAGCGCAACCAGCGCGCCACGGCCGAGGAGATCCGGGCCCTGTACGAGGAGAAGGTCACGGGCCTCGCGCCGGTGATCGAGCAGGGCAACCCGATGCTGGCCTCCCTCATCAATGCCACGTTCTCGATCTGCGTGCGTCGCTCGCAGCCCTACTGGCGCGGCGTGTTCGACGGCGAGCCGCTGTTCCCGCCACCGCCCAAGGAGCTGCGCGGCATCGACCTCGAGGTGGATTTCATCAGCCCCCTGCAGCAGGCCCAGCGTGCCGGCGACATCGGCAACATGGAGCGGTTCGCCGCCGCCGTGGGCAACCTGGCCCAGGCCAGCCCGCACGTGCTCGACAAGGTGGATTTCGACCAGTACCTCGACGAGTACGGCTCGGCGCTGTACGTGCCCTCCAAGATCATGCGCTCGGATGATGACGTGGCCGCGGTGCGCGACAGCCGCTCCCAACAGGAGCGCATGGCGCAGATGGCGCAGATGGCGCCGGCGCTCAAGCAGGGGGCCGATGCGCTCTCGACGCTGACCGATACCAACGCGAACCCTGACTCGGTGCTCGCCGGACTCGGTGGCGCGCTGACCGGGGGCGTCCAGTGACCCCGGCCCAGCGTGACCTCGTGGACCTGCAGCGGCGCGCGCTGGCCGAATCCATGGCGTTCGTCATGGGCGACAAGCGCGGACGGCTGTTCGTGCGCTACCTGCTGACCCTGACCAAGATCGACACCGAAGCGATGACCGGGAACAGCCAGACCTTCCACAACCTCGGATCGCAGGCCGTTGGCCGCCAGCTCCGCAACGAGCTGCGCGCGACCGGGCTCGCCGACTGGCGCCGCCTCGAGGACGAGGACGCCGCCGACGCGCGGTTGA